CAATAAAAAGCAATTTGATGAATTTTTATTCTACTAATTTGGGAGAAAGAGTATTTAATCCATTTTTTGGTAGCAAATTATTAAATGAAGTATTTGAAAATATAACTAGTTTAACTATTGATTCTATTAGAAAATTAGTAATAGATGAAGTTAATCAATTTTTTCCTTTTGTAGGCATACAACAAGTAGATGTAAAATTAGGTGAAGATTCAAATACTATAGAAATTACTGTAAAATACCAAGTTCAAAATTTTGGTATTCAAGATGAAATTAATATAACAATATAAAATGGCCATTAAAAGAGATATAAGATATGTAAATAGAGATTTCTCAACTTTGAGAGATCAATTAATTAATTATTCCAAAACATATTTTCCTAATACATACAATGATTTCACACCAGCCTCACCTGGTATGATGTTTATGGAAATGGCTGCTTATATAGGAGATGTATTGTCATTTTATGTAGATAATCAATTCCAAGAAACTTTTATTCAATACGCCCGCCAAACCCAAAATTTATATGATTTAGCATATCTATTAGGATATAAACCAAAGGCAACAAATGCCGCTACAACATTATTAGACATATACCAGCAAGTACCCGCAACTACATCAGCTAGCCAAGAGGTTCCAGATTATTCTTATGCTCTTCAAATTCCTGCTAATACAACAATTACTTCTACTTTAAATGGAAATTTAAATTTTTTAATGACTGAAAAGGTAGATTTTTCTATAAGTAGTTCACTTGACCCCACTGAGGTAACAGTATATGAGACAGCTGGTAATCTTCCTACATACTTTTTACTTAAAAAAACTCGAAAAGCAATTTCTGCTACTATTAAATCTACTTCCTTTTCATTCTCCTCTCCTGTTCCTTTTGACTCAAGAACAATTACTGATGATAATATTATAGGGATTTTAGATATAACAGATTCAGTAACAGGAGACAAATGGTATGAAGTAGATTATCTAGCACAAGACGCTATATATGAATCTATATCTAATTCTAATCCAAATGACCCTAACTATACCCAAGACCCAGATGTTTCTAATTTATTAAGAATAAGACAAGTTCAAAATAGATTTGCTACAAGACTTTTAAATAGAACAAATTTACAAATCCAATTTGGTTCTGGGGATCCATATAATACAACAGAAGAAATTATCCCCAACCCAGATAATGTGGGTCTTGGATTACCTTATGGAGAAAATAAGTTAACTACTGCTTATGCCCCTACAAATTTTATATTTACTAATACTTATGGAATTGCCCCTTCAAATACTACTTTAGTTGTTAGATATCTTGTTGGAGGGGGTGTTGAATCTAATGCTCAAGCAAATTCTCTTCAAAACATAAATACTACAGGAGTAAGTTTTGTAAATTTTAATATAGGTAATACTAATTTAGCTAATCAAATATTTGAAACTTTATTAGTTACTAATCCAATAGCAGCTTCTGGTGGGTCTGATGGAGACGATATAAATGAATTAAGACAAAATTCTTTAGGTAGTTTTCAGAGCCAACTAAGAAATGTAACTTTTGACGACTATGTAGTAAGAGTATTAAGCTTACCAGCTCAGTATGGTACTGTTGCTAAAGTATACGCTGAAAAGCCAAAAGCTTCTTCTACTTCATTTAATACAATAGATTTATATGTGTTATCTTACAATAATACTAAAAAATTAACCACAGCATCTGATGCTTTAAAAAGAAATATAAATACATATCTATCGCAATATAAAATGATTAGTGATTCTATTGGTATTAAGGATGCTTTTATAATTAATATTGGGATTAACTTTGAAATAATAACACTCCCTGGGGCTAACTCAGATGAAGTTATATTAAAATGTATTTTGGCTTTACAAGACGAATTTAATATAGATAGATGGCAAATTAATCAACCAATAATATTAAAAAATATATTTACTATTCTTGATCAAATTCAAGGAGTCCAAACAGTTAAAACAGTGCAAATAGTTAATAAAATAGATTCAAATTTAGGGTATTCTGACTTTGCTTATGATATAACAGCAGCAACTAATAATAATGTAATATATCCTTCACTTGACCCTATGATATTTGAAGTAAAATATCCAAATACAGATATTCAAGGTAGAGTAGTACCTTTTTAATTAAACAAAATGGCAGTATATAAAATATTCCCTTCTCAAGATGCTACATTATATTCGGCTTATCCTGCTATGAATACAGGAATAGACGAAATCCTAGAAGCATCTACTAATTTTAAAACAGGAGTTACAGAAATAAATGGAGAATATCCTCAAGCTTCCCGTTTTTTAGTTCAATTTGATTCTGATGAAATTACATATGTAAGTGCTTCTTTAATAGGAACAGCAAGTTGGACAGCTAATCTTAAGCTTTTTGTAGCCGATGATACTGGATTATCTGGTACTACAGCAGTAGCAGCTAATGCTGTTGCTCAGCCATGGAATATGGGTACAGGGCGTTATTTAAATAATCCTGAAACTCAAAATGGTGTATCTTGGGTTTGGAGATCCTACTCAGGAAGCAATGCTTGGACTACTACAGGATTTTCTGCAGGACAAACAGGCTCATACAATTTATCTACTAATCCTAATTCTGCAGGAGGTGGGGTATGGTGGACTGGTTCTCAAGCTACAAAAATATTTTCATATTATTCTGATTTAGATTTAAGCTTTAATGTTAAATCTATAGTAGAAAAATGGACCGGAAGTGCTTGGGCAAATTATGGATTTATAGTTAGACAAACAGAATCTCAAGAATTTGTAAATAGCATATATGAACAAACAACACTAAAATATTTCTCTAGAGATACTCATACTATATATCCTCCCTGCTTAGAATTTAAATGGGATGATTCAGTATATAATACAGGTAGTTTAACAGTGCTAAATACCAATCCAGCTACAATTTTACTAGCCCAAAATATTGGGGTGTTTTATAATCAAAGCGTTAATATTTTTCGTGTAAATTCAAGACCTACTTATCCTCCTGAAGTGTGGCAAACATCTTCTATTTATATAACTAATTATGCTTTACCAGCAGAGTCATATTATGCGATAAAAGACTTGGATACTAACGAAATGGTTGTAGATTTTGATACAACATACACTAAATTAAGCTGCGATATATCAGGAAGTTATTTTAAATTATATATGAACGGACTAGAACCTGAAAGATATTATACTGTTTTAATTCAAACTACAATTCAAGGATCAACAATAGTATTTGATGATAATTATAGCTTTAAAGTTGTTAACCCATAATGGCAAAAGAAATTATAGATTTAAGTAAAGTAGTATACAATAAAAATCAATACACTAAAGTAATTGATAC